TACATAAAATAGGTGCTTGTTTTTGTACAAGTGTTGATGTTGATTATACTCCTGATGGTCAATTTACAACATTTGAAGGCGGTCAACCCATACATACTAAATTAACAGTTAACTTCTTAGAAGATAGAATTGTAACAAAACGAGACATTGAGGCAGGCGCATAATGACAAAGTTTTTTTCTACATTTCCTAAAATAGATTACAATTTATCTGGTGTAAATGGTACTACAATTGAAGTAACAGATATTTTTAGAAGAGTAAAAATAAGAGATAAATTAGCAGACAATGTAACTTTATTTGACAAATATGATGTAGAAGAGGGAGAGAAACCTGAAGATGTCGCTTATAAAATATATGGTGATACAGATTATTTTTGGGTAGTAACACTTATAAACAATATTGTCAATAGATTTTATGACTGGCCGTTAGATGAGTATAACTTTCAACAATATGTAGCAGATAAGTATGCTAATCCAGATGGCATACATCATTATGAGATTACACAATCAAGTGGTAAACAAACAGGTGATGGTCCTGCTGACTATTCACACAAATTAGAAGTTAATAGTGATACGGTTGGTGCAGAATCAGTATCTAATATAGAATACGAAAGACGATTACAAGATGAAAAAAGACAGATTAAAATATTATTACCAAAATATCTATCTGTTTTTGAACGAGAATTTAAAAAATTGATAAGAAGATAATGACATGGCTGAATCAAACATATTAGATAAAGTAGGTAAGTTTAATCTATCAACACTAGATATAATTTCATACAGACAACAAAAAGACGAAAGCGCACCTAAAGTATTAGACATCAAAGGTATTACCGACTTGATGACTATTACAGAGGATATTTTCAATCACACATTATCAGGTGTATTGACAGTATATGATACGCAAGATATTAGGTCTATGTTGCCATTAACAGGATTAGAAAGATTATCATTAAAGTTTAATACACCAGGTTTACCTGGTTATGATTTTACCGAAGAGAATGGCACACCATTTCAAATCTATAAAGTAGATAAGATTACAAAAATACCAGATAAAGATACACACCAATATTATCAGATATATTTTTGTTCACCTGAAATGTTTAATAGTCAATTAAATACTGTAAGTAGAGCTTATGCAGGTCCGATTGAAAATGCCGTCAATGATATTTTAAAAAACAAACTACATTCTAAAAAACCATTCTTTTTTGAGAACACTGCTACAAATGCCAAGTATGTAATACCTAGTTTAAAACCATTAAAGGCAATCAACTATCTAGCGTCACAGACTAAATCAGGCAAATATAATAATGCAGGATATTTGTTTTATGAAACATCAAGAGGTTTTCATTTTAGAAGTATTGAATCATTATTAGCAATGGGTGGTGCAGTCGCAAGACCTACAAGATGGAATTTTCAAACACAAATAAACATGATACAAGATAGTGATAGGTCAGAGGTTAAAGATATACAAAGAAGGATGCAGGCGGTAATTAAATATGACTTTGATAAACAGGTCGATACACTATCTAATATTATTGAAGGTCTATATGCTAATAGACTAATTGTACATGACGCATTTAATAAAACAATTAAGACACATGATTTTAATTACAAAGATGAATTTGCCAAAAGTTTTCATGTTGACACCGTAGGTGATGTAAATGACGGTGCTAAACACAATATACCAGACGCCAAGTTAAATGACACAAATAAAGGTTTATATGAATATCCTAATGCAAAGAAAATGGTCGTTACAGAGACAAGTAAAGTACATAATGATTACGAATTTGTACCTACAAGTGAAACATTACCTAAAATTACAAGTCAAATCGCTAGCCTAAAGAACTTAAACTTGACAATGTTGGTATATGGTAATACGCAACTTAACGCAGGAGATGTAATTAACTTTTCTGTGCCTGTAATGAGAGTCCCTGGTAGTAAAGAACCAATACAAAATCCATATACATCTGGTAGATATCTAATAATGGCGATAAAACACACCATGTCACTAGAGGCACAAAGTCACGAAATGACACTAAAATGTATGAAGGATAGCGTTAGGACGCCATATCCGACAGAGGAAGACGCATTAATCGTAGGTAAAGACAATACAAGAGATATTAATATATACAACGAGGATATATCAGAGTTATAAGAGAGTCCGGCGCTGAAATGGTAGCTGGCCTCCAATGAGAATATGAGAGATAAACAAACAGAGAAACATGTAAGAGTAGCAAGTACAGGACATGCTGAGGGAGATATGTTAGGACAAGTATTATTGTGGATAGATAAGCGAGAAAACAGCAAGTTATCTCAGCGACCACATAAAATTACTAAGAGAAAGAGTAAACTAAGAGTGGTCTCTAAGTGGTCTCTAACGGCGCCTACGGCGTGCTGGCGCAGACTTAATGTATTGATTAATAAAGGTAAAGTGATATATACTAAGGTGGTTAACAGATTGCGTAAACTATTCGTAAATAGTTAATTAATGCGTATGGTGAGTGGATTAAAAGCAGACAAATATCGGTAGAAAATAAAATGTACGACAACAATTTTTTAGGAAAAAACAACTTTATATGGTTCAACGGCGTAGTTGAAGACCGGCAAGACCCACAGAAACTTGGCAGACTACGAGTGCGTTGTGTGGGTATTCATACGGATAACAAAGATGACCTGCCTACAAGTGACTTACCATGGTCGCAACTGATTCATCCGATTACTTCTTCAGGCATATCAGGTTTAGGTTCTAGTCCTGGTTTTATTGTTGAAGGCACATGGGTGTTTGGTTACTTTAGAGATGGTTACGCAATGCAAGAACCAATGGTAATCGGAACTTTACCAGGCAAGCCAGCTGAATTGGCAGATGTAAATAAAGGTTTCTATGACCCTAACGGTGTTTACCCTAAGTATAAAGATGAGGTGGATACTAATAGACTGGCAACCAATGATACGGCAAACCCTCATTTAGGTTTAGAATTACGAAAATTAACAAGGAAGACTGGCGTCCCAACTGCCGACTTTGATGTAGTACCAGTAGAGGAACATGTCAGCACAGAGATTACTGCCTCAGATGGTGACACATGGAACCAGCCTGATATACCTTACGCCGCCGTTTATCCATATAATCATGTATTTGAAAGTGAATCAGGTCATGTCTTTGAAATAGACGACACACTAGACAATGAAAGAATATATCAGGCGCATAGAACAGGCACCTCATTTGAAATTGACAAAGACGGTAACCAGGTTGATATAGTTAAAGGCGACCATTATAACATAGTATCAGGCAAAAGGCAAGTGGTAATTGAAGGCAATACAGATATTACTATAGGTGGCAGGCACAAGTTATACATTAACAAAGATGGTGCGACAGATAATCATTACGATATACAAGTAGGTCCTAACGCCAATATTAATATACAAATAGACAAAGGCGACATGAATGTGGTACTTAAAGACGGTAAGTTAAACACCAATGTGGCAGGCGATTACAATATGAAGATTGGTGGTAATATGAATTTAGATGTGCGAGGCAATAAGACAGAGACAATATCAGGTAATAAACAGAGTAATACAACAGGCACAGTTATTCATAGAGGTAGTCGAATAGACTTAAATCCATAAAACCACCAGAAAAAAGCGCTTTATAAAAGCCAGCTGATTCGCTAAACTATAAATGCAATAACATCCATTAAACATATGTCCAAGATAAAAAACATACTCAAACTCTCTTTTTGGTTCTTTCTTATTAAGGGAATAGTATGGCTAGTTTTAGCTTACTATGGACTGGAAGTCTTTGGTACTTTCTTTAAATAGGAATTTTCCGAGGATATTTTTTCGTGTCCAAAGTCTGCTCATATACGGTATAACAAACCAAGGTAATGGTACAGATATTACTCTCTTACCTTTTACTATTAACATATCACCTAATAGACGGCCACTTATATAACTAAACCCGATACAACCTTTAATCATCTTCTTCCTCTAATTCTCGTTGGCGTTGTTCTTCTCTAAAGCCTTCCATTAGTAACTCATGTAAAGTCTTTTCTTTTGTTCTTTCTTTTTTATTTTGTTTAGATTGTTTAAGACCAATATCTAATATCTTTTGTTCTTCTTCTATTACTTCATGGAAATATCTTTTTTTAGTCATACTTACACTATACACCATTTGTCGCATGATGTCAAGCTCTGTACTATTATATATAACGGTGTGCGTTCTCCAGAGGACCTCCAGAGTACCTAGGAAGGCATGTTTCTAAATATAAGAATGGACTTACAAACTAAACGGCAAATAAAGACCGTTGTTATCATGTTCTTTGTATTTTACTTTATTACTTATTGTAGTGTAATTAAAATTACTTCTTAACTGAATAGTGGGGAAAACGACCATCTGTTTTATAAGTGGTATACGCAAAGTACCATTCTTTACCATACTCTGCCTTGCAGAAGCTTTTAAGGCCAGCGTCTGTAGTATTATCGTCATTAGTAAACAGGTTACCAATATTAAGTAAAAAGTCTTTTGATTTTTCTGTGAGGTTAAACATCTTATTCTCCTTATTAAAGTCACGATACTATTTAAGCGTCGGAGACTCGGATTCTCTTTGTTACTTTGAGAAGGCTATTATGTCTTAAATGTAATGCAAATAAGAACCAATGATATACTTCGGCGTTTTTATTGGCTTGTGACCTGTATGTAAATATGTCCATGTAGGTGGAAACATTAATAGTCTACCTGCCTCTGGTCGTACATGTCTATCGTATTCACTAAAAGAAGTTTGACCAGCAAAGTTATCATTAAGATATAAAAAGAATACTAAAAATCTTCTAGCACTATTATAGTCGCCTACATCTACATGTTCTTTAAACTCATCTTTATCATTAGGTAAATATCGTTTAAATCGTATTTGTTCAAAACCAAATTTCTCTGGCCATTGTTTTTCTTTTATATCACAATCTTTTTTATATCTATCAACATATGGTCTTAAATTACCATATAAGCCTTGTACAAAGGTTTCCCAATCTTTATGTTGATTGATGTTGATTTCGGTAAAATGGCGATGGCCTTCTAAATCAGTTGACACTTGTTGGTCTTTATTGATTTCAAATTTTTCTATTAATGCGTCACATTGATATTTTGGTAACACATCATCATATACTTGTATATACTTTTTCATAATATCTCCACTTTA